CAGGCTTCATAGAAATCCACTAATGAGAGGAACTTCATCCATGAGGTTCCTTTTTTCTTGTTCAATTTTAGAAAGGAGGCGGCAAAGCTGCGGAAGTTAAAACGGTATAAACCAACAAAGTTTATGACCGAAGGTTCTCGATACGACAAGGAAGCGGCGGATGCCGCTGTTACTTTTATAAACTGTTTGAAGCATACCAAGGGTGAATGGTATGGGATGCCTTTTGAACTCATTGACTGGCAGGAGCAGATCGTCCGGGATATATTCGGCGTCTTGAAACCGAACGGATACCGGCAGTTCAACACCGCCTATGTGGAAATTCCAAAAAAACAGGGTAAAAGCGAACTTGCAGCGGCAATTGCTTTATACCTTACCTGCGGTGATTTCGAGCATGGTGGCGAGGTTTACGGGTGTGCATCTGACCGTCAGCAAGCATCCATCGTTTTCGATGTTGCGGTAGATATGGTGGAACAGTGTCCGGCATTAAAGTCTCGAATTAAACCAATGCTGTCGCAGAAGCGGCTGGTATATAAACCGTTAGGCAGTTTTTATCAGGTGCTTTCAGCGGAGGCATACACGAAGCATGGTTTAAATGTCCATGGTGTGGTATTTGATGAACTTCATGCTCAGCCAAATCGGGAACTATATGATGTAATGCTACACGGATCTGGCGATGCAAGAAAACAGCCGCTGTTTTTCCTTATTACAACTGCTGGCACCGACCGCAATTCCATCTGCTGGGAGGTGCATCAAAAAGCTGAGGATATTTTGCAGGGGCGTAAGATAGATCCGACTTTTTACCCTGTTATCTACAGCGCAGCTGATACCGACGACTGGACAAGTGAAAAGGTGTGGAGAAAGGTTAATCCGTCACTGGGCATTACAGTTGACATCGAAAAACTGAGGGTAGCTTGTGAAAATGCCAAGCAAAACCCTGCAGAGGAAAATTTATTCCGTCAGCTCCGCTTAAATCAGTGGGTGAAACAATCGGTGCGCTGGATGCCAATGGATAAATGGGATAAGTGTGCATTTCCTGTTGATGCGGAAAAACTACGCGGCAGAACCTGTTACGGAGGGCTTGACCTGTCATCTACTACCGATATTACAGCATTTGTACTGGTGTTTCCACCGCTTGATGAATCGGACAAATATCAGATACTGCCTTTTTTCTGGATACCGGAGGAGAATATTGATCAGCGTGTTCGGCGGGATCATGTACCATACGATGTCTGGGAGCGGCAGGGCTTTTTATATACCACCGAGGGTAACGTGGTGCATTACGGTTTTATCGAAACCTTTATTGAGGAGCTCGGAATGAAATATAACATTAAGGAAATAGCCTTTGACCGCTGGGGCGCAATTCAGATGACGCAAAACCTCGAGGCTTTGGGCTTTACAGTTGTTCCCTTCGGTCAGGGTTTCAAGGATATGTCACCGCCTACAAAAGAGTTGATGAAGCTGACATTGGAAGAACGCATCTCCCATGGTGGTAATCCAGTACTGCGCTGGATGATGGACAATATCTATGTCAAAACCGATCCCGCCGGAAACATAAAGCCAGATAAAGAAAAGTCCACCGAGAGAATAGATGGTGCGGTAGCGTTAATTATGGCGCTTGACCGCGCATTAAGGCATGGAGGAGATGACCGCAACGGATCAATTTATGATGAAAGGGGGCTGCTGATCATATGAGTGTATTTTCCCGCTTGTTCAAAGCAAGGGATAAGCCGAAAAACAGCCTGTTTGGCAACGCATACAGCTTTTTCTTTGGTGGTACATCCAGCGGAAAGACTGTCAATGAGCGGACAGCCATGCAGACAACTGCAGTATATGCCTGTGTAAGGATACTTGCAGAAGCCATCGCCGGGCTTCCGCTTCATGTATACCGGTACAAAGAAGACGGTGGCAAAGAAAAAGCGCTGACCCACCCGCTGTATTACTTGCTCCATGACGAGCCAAACCCTGAGATGACTTCATTCGTGTTCCGGGAAACACTGATGAGTCATCTTCTTTTGTGGGGAAATGCTTACGCTCAGATTATCAGGGACGGTACCGGACGAGTGCTGGCGCTTTATCCCCTTTTGCCAAACAAGATGACGGTAGACAGGGCTCCTAACGGAGAGCTGTTTTACACTTACCGACGCGATAGCGATGAGAGCAGGGTAAATCCGAAGGCTGGACTGGTGTACCTGCGAAGTCACGAGGTGCTTCACATCCCGGGACTCGGTTTTGACGGGCTGATCGGATACTCTCCTATTGCTATGGCCAAGAACGCCATAGGCATGGCTATTGCCTGTGAAGAGTACGGTGCATCCTTTTTTGCCAACGGTGCAAATCCCGGCGGTGTGTTGGAACACCCCGGAGTATTAAAAGATCCGGCAAAGGTGCGTGAAAGCTGGAACGCTGTCTATCAAGGAAGTGCTAATGCTCACCGCATTGCAGTTCTGGAAGAGGGTATGAAGTTTCAGCCAATCGGTATTCCACCCGAACAGGCGCAGTTTCTTGAGACAAGGAAATTCCAGATAAACGAGATTGCCCGGATATTCCGCGTGCCTCCCCATATGGTAGGAGATCTTGAAAAGTCAAGCTTTTCAAACATCGAGCAGCAGTCTCTGGAATTTGTCAAATACACGCTTGACCCGTGGGTAGTGCGCTGGGAACAGGCTCTACAAAAAGCACTGCTTTTACCGTCAGAGAAGCGGACATATTTTGTCAAATTCAATGTAGACGGCCTTCTGCGCGGTGACTATGCAAGCCGCATGAACGGCTATGCTGTAGCTCGTCAGAACGGCTGGATGAGCGCAAACGATATCCGCGAACTTGAGGACATGAACCGGATCCCAGCGGAGTTGGGCGGTGATCTGTATCTTGTCAACGGTAACATGACCAAGCTTGCCGATGCAGGTGCATTTGCAGGCAAAACCAATGCTGAAACGGAGGGATCAAAAGATGAACAAATCACAAAAACCAAAATCGGTTCGCCGCTTCTGGAACTGGATACAAAACGATGATGGCAGCCGGACATTATATATTGACGGACCAATAGCCGAAGAAAGCTGGCTGGGAGACGAAGTAACTCCCAAACAGTTCAAATCAGAGCTGTTGTCCGGAGAGGGTGATATAACGATCTGGATCAACAGCCCGGGCGGCGATATATTTGCAGCCAATCAAATTTATAACATGCTGATGGATTACAAAGGAAAAGTAACGGTAAAGATTGACGGTATTGCGGCCAGCGCCGCTTCGGTCATAGCCATGGCCGGAGGTGATGTCTTTATGTCACCTGTCAGCATGATGATGATTCACAACCCAATGACAATAGCCATCGGCGATACAGAGGAAATGGAAAAAGCTATCGCAATGCTGGAGGAAATAAAGGAATCCATCATCAACGCTTATGAGCTGAAAACCGGACTTTCCCGGGCAAAAATATCGCACCTTATGGATGCGGAAAGCTGGTTTAACGCAAGAAAAGCGGTGGAACTTGGCTTTGCCGATGGCATCTTATTTATGGAGGATGAGTCATTTCCATCCGAATTTGAAGTATCAGGAGGAATGATTTTCAGCAGGCAGGCAGTAACAAATTCCATCCTGCAAAAGCTTAAATCCAAAGAAAAACCAAAAGGAACCCCGATTGAGTCGCTTGAAAAGCGGCTTTTTTTATTAAAACCATAAGGAGGATTTGATTATGAGCAAAATACTGGAACTGCGTGAGAAACGCGCGAAAGTATGGGAAGCTGCTAAGGCTTTTCTCGACAGCAAACGCGGGAACGACGGGCTGCTTTCACCGGAGGACACCGCAACTTATGAAAAAATGGAAGCCGATGTAATTGCGCTGGGCAAAGAAATAGAACGACTTGAGCGTCAGGCTGCCATAGATTTGGAACTGGCAAAACCGTTGAATATCCCTATTACAGACAAACCCACTTCCATATCTGGCAACGATGAAAAAACCGGACGTGCCAGTGATGAGTACAGGCAGTCTTTCTGGAACATGATGCGCGGCAGGCGCAAATATGACGTGCATAACGCGCTGCAGATCGGAGAGGACACCGAAGGTGGATATCTTGTCCCCGACGACTTTGAGCGTACTCTTGTGGAGGCGCTGGAAGAGGAGAACATCTTCAGGCAGATCGCCAATGTCATTACAACTTCCAGCGGCGACAAGAAAATTCCTGTGGTGGCAAGCAAGGGTACTGCATCCTGGGTGGATGAGGAAGGTCAGATCCCGGAAAGCGACGACTCCTTTGCACAGGTATCCATCGGCGCATATAAGCTGGCTACTATGATCAAGGTATCAGAGGAACTGTTAAACGACAGTGTATTCAACCTTGAACAGTATATAGCCAAAGAGTTCGCCCGCAGAATCGGAGCTAAAGAAGAGGAAGCATTCTTTATCGGCGATGGTTCTGGCAAGCCAACCGGTATTTTGGCAGATAACGGCGGTGGTGAAATAGGAGTAACCGCGGCAAGCGCGACAGCCATTACACTTGACGAAATCATGGACTTGTTCTACAGCCTAAAGTCTCCGTACCGCAGGAACGCTGTATTCATTATGAACGATTCGACAATTAAAGCTATAAGGAAACTTAAAGACAACAACGGCCAGTATCTCTGGCAGCCTTCAGTAACTGCTGGAACACCGGACACTATCCTCAATCGTCCAGTTAAGACGTCTGCATTCATGCCTGCCATTGCCGCCGGAGCCAAGACGATCGTGTTCGGCGATTTTTCCTACTACTGGGTAGCCGACCGCCAGGGCAGGGTCTTCAAACGCCTTAACGAGCTTTATGCCGCTACCGGGCAGGTAGGCTTTATGGCGACCCAGCGCGTGGACGGAAAGCTTGTGTTGGCTGAGGCAGTTAAGATACTACAGCAGAAGGCGTCATAAAGGGAGGTGTGGGCATGAGCGTGATTGACAGCTTGCTTCCGAAGGTCAAGGCAAACCTTGTTCTAGAGCATAACGAGGATGACAATTTACTGAAAGGGTACATCCGCGCCGCCGTTTCCTATGCCGAGAGCTACCAGCACGTATCCGAGGGTTGGTATTCGGAAAACCTTATGCCGCCTACTACTGAGCAGGCTGTCATCATGCTGTCGAGCCATTTCTACGAAAGCAGGGATGGCTCGACGGCCGGTTTTTTCGGGGATAGCGTACAGGCAGGACAGCAGGTATGGAATACAGTAAACATGCTCCTCCGCCTCGACCGGAAATGGGGAATGTAAAGGCTATAAATCCTGCACGTTCATTTTGTCAAGAGCCTTTTTACGCCT